TGCTGAGAAGGGCGAGTATCTAGCCAGCACACGCGATGAGGCGCACTACACCCTGTATGTCTACAAATACGGTAGACAGTTCGACATATCCTGGGAAGCCATGATAAATGACGACCTGGACGCTCTCAAGGATACTCCGATGCGGTTTGCCAAAGCTGCTTTAAGGACAGAGCAGTACACAGTCATCAATCAGTATGCAAGCGACACCGGGACTCATGCGGCTGGCAATCTATACGATGATGCTACCGCAGGAGAAATCAACGGCTCCACGGCCTTGCTGACTATTGCCAACCTTGAAGCTGGCCTTGAAGCTATGGCTGGTTGGACGGATGCAGGTGGAAGCCCTATTTACAACAGGGCAAAATACCTCGTCGTACCCCCGGCTCTTGAAATGACAGCCCGCCAGATACTAACCTCTGCATCTAAAGTGTGGTCTGACAATGCTGCCGGCCCGGTGGCCTATCCTACCAACAACGTGGTCGCACAGATGGGGCTAGAGCTTATCGTAGAGCCTTGGCTACCTGTTTGCGATGCTACAGATGGCAATACAGCATGGTATCTGTTCGCTGCCCCGTCTGATATAGCGGCTCTTGAGGCCGGTTACCTAAAGGGACACGAACGACCTGAAATCTGCATGAAGGCTTCTGATAAGGTAACGGTTGGTGGTGGAGCAATCGGCCCAATGAGCGGCGACTTTGCTACTGATAATGTCTTCTATCGTGTTCGCCATTGCTTCGGTATCACGGAACTCGACTGGAGAGCTACCTATGCAGGTGGGCAAGTCAACGCATAAATAAGGAGTTAATTCATTCCTAAATCTAGCTCGTCGGGTTCAAGGGGGTTGCTCCTTCCCTCTTGGGCCCGGCAGGACTTTTCAGGAGGTAAATATGGCATCACCTTTAATATGGCCGATAACAACTATGGCACCCACTGCGGTGGCCATGGGCATCATAAGGAGATTTAATTATGCCCGAAGTAGCCACTAGAGGATTTATAAAAACTATCATCCATCCCAACCATCTCAATGGTATCTGTATTGAGTGCAATACCCAGATGGAAGTGAAGGACGTTGATATTGGAGAAGGTAGAATCAGAAAACGCGCAGTCTGCCCTAAATGCGGAGGTATGATCGGGCACCTGATTGCTAGACCCATTAGCATACAAGCCCCGGACCCGCCTCAATGTCTCAAGCCTAGCTGTCTCTGGAAGTTTTTAATGGACTCCCTGTTTGTGGCTTTCCTTTCATCATATCACAGCAGACGAGTTGCTTATGCCGAGGCAAACAGACCGGAGAAGGGGCATAAGATACTTGACCGATACAGGACTGGAGAGCCTTCACCCCAGAATCTATGGCAGGCTATTCACGCAAATATCAAGCTGAAATGTCCTATATGCAGGAAATATAACACAGACCCATTATTATTTAGGAGGTAAAAGAAATGGCACAGACACAGACGTGGACTGACACTGGAATCGCAGAACTAATCTTACTATTAAGGGAAGAATTATCTACAGGTATGGAGAGCATCGTAGCCCTTGAGATGGCAACACCATGCGCGGCAGCAGTAGCCTCTACCTTTGCTGACCCTGCTGACACGGCTATCCACCACACAGATAGCGGGCTTTTAATAGCTGCTATAGACACTGTTGCTGGTGACACCACTAATACGGCTGGGGATACAATCCTCTTTGACCATGTATTCACGGCAACAGGCACTAAGAATGTAGCGGGTATTCATGTCTGCAATAACGATGATGACGTAGCCTTCATTGAGTGCTGCTTTAACGCTGTGTTGGCAATGGAAAATACCGATACCCTGACCATAGATGGGCAAAGTACTATAGACCAGGCGTAAGGAGATATATGCCAGCAGTTGAGGTCTTAGAAAAGCGAACCAGAAACAGTAAGACTCATTCTCTAGGTGGAAACAAATTCACTTGGGATGGAACTATTGGTGCTATCCACTATAAAGACAATTATGCTGACCCCAACGAGGCTTGGAAAGATATTGACCTTACTTGGGTGGGCAACAAGATAACCAAAGCACCTTACGAGCTGACCCTTGAAGGAAACAAGCTCACCATTAGAGATAAGAAGTCTGGTGAAGTTTCCACTATTGAGCTACTGAGTGTCAATTCTGTTAGCATTCCCTTTGAGATAGTTCCTGAGAATACAAGGGTAAGTTTCCGACATATACCTCCTTCAGCTCAAGTCCCCTTTGAGGCAAGTTTCAGGGTAACAGGTAAGATACCACTTATCACAAGGGCTTGGGATGATGACGGGGAGGTTGAGCTAGAGACCAGCCTTATTGGCGATGTCCTTACCGAGAAGCTATCTCAGGTTAAGGATAAGGATACAGGCGAGGTAAGACCAGCCAAAGGCAATATCAAGATTGACCCTACCCTTGATTTACAGGTTGGAGCAAGCACGGATGACTGCTTGCGGAGGTTAGTTCCTTCCTATTTTGGCTTAGCGGTAGTTGGTTTCTATGCTGGTGCCGTTAGTGATACCGTTTATCAAAATGGTGCTGGGGCACGTTTCCTAAATATTACTATCCCACAAGGGGCAACTATTGATAGTGCTTATTTAACCCTACGCTGTAAGGAAACTTCGAGTGGCACTGTTGTAAACACAAGAATAAGTGCTGAAGATGTAGATGATGCTGTAACCTTTGCTAATGATAGTGCTGCCTTTGATACTCGCTGGGCTGCAAGGACAACAGCTAGAGTAGATTGGGATGGTATACCAGCTTGGACTGCGGATGCTGACTACAATAGCCCTGAGATAAAAACAGTCATACAGGAGATTGTAGACAGAGTAGGTTGGGCTTCTGGACAAGATGTGGTTCTCTTCTGGGAAGATTTTGAGGATAGAAGCACCCACGAAGCAGATTGTTATAGAGCAGCCGACTCCTATAATGGCAGCACTACCTATGCTCCCAAGCTCCACATTGAATATACAGAGGCAGGGGGAGTAGATTACCCTATCAGTACATCTCCTGGCTTAACGGCAGCCGCCACTGTGAACAGGGTGGTTGCTTATACCAGGGATATCATATCAGGTTTAACTATATCTGCTACCATTGCAAAGGTGTGGGGGATAGTAAGAGCAACTACCGCTAATCTCACAGCATCGGTTACGGTTAATATAACTGTTGCATATAATAGGGCGGTAACGGCAGGGCTGACTGTGGCTGTTAGTGTTGTTAGAGTAGTGGGCAGAAATATAGCTATTTCTGTAAACCTTACCATTTCTGTGATTATTCATTATTGTACGGTATTAAGGGAATTAACAAGGATGGCAATAGGTAGAATGGCAGCCACCCGGTTACCCCTATGGCGTAGAAGGAGGAACTGCGAATGACAGTTACTTATGATATTACAAATAATGTGGGCAAGGTTCGCTTGATAACAGGCGATACCGACATTACAGATAATGTCTTTTCTGATGAGGAAATTAACTATTTCTTGACTGAAAACTCAAGCAATATTAACCTGGCTGCGGCTGATGTTCTTGACGCATGGGCATCTAAGTACGCTACCAGCGCCGATAGCGAAAAGATAGGGGATTACTCTTATGCTCAGAAGATAGTAGATAAGATGCTTAAACTAGCCACATTCCTAAGAGAAAAGGCAGCTTCATCTCCTGTCTTCGAGTGGTCCGAGCCGGACTACACTTCCGGCAGCGCTATAACGGCGGAGGAAGACTGATGTCATATAGCAGTCTACTAATCGACCTTTGTACCACGGAGCGTTACACCGCTGGGGCCAGAGATGCTTATGGCAACCCCTCTGAAACTTGGGCGGATAATTTAGTAGATGAACCATGCCGATTGCAGAGTATTAACGCTATTGAGTTGAAGATAGGGGCTGAGATAGTCGTGGCTGATTACAAGCTATTCCTTGGTGATGTGGATGTCACCGAGCAAGATAGGGTTACGGTTGATACTATATTATACGAAATTCTATCAGTCCTGGATAAACAGGATGGCGTGGCTTCTCACCATAAGGAGTGTTTACTTAGGGTTAGCCGCTAAGGATTAAACGATGAAGATAACGACTAAATTAACTCTCAACCTAAAGACAAAAGAGGCTATCAATAAAGTGTTGAAGGCGAGTCAACTTGCTATGCGGGATACTGTAGTTGATATCCACAATAACGCTATTAAAAATGCCAAAGCAGTTGGATTTTGGGAGAGCGGGCATAATGCCCGCTCTATGGCTAGTGAAGTATCCGGAATGGGAATAGTGCTGCTAGGTGAAGATGCTGAACCTGACCGAGTTGTAGATAACAGCAAGATAGAGGGAGCTGTTTTTTCTACGAGTGGATATGGTGGTTATGGGGAAACAGGAACAGTTAAAACGGCACCACGCCCCTACATGAAACCTGCCTTGGATAAACATTACACCAAAGAAAAGTTTGCTGGCAAGGTTAAGCAATACTTGAAATAATATTTATGAGCTAAATAATTAGATTAAAGAACCATCTAAAAGGAGCGTAATATGATTATTGTAATAGGCCTATTCTTAATCGCGGCAGCTATCGGGGTAGCCCTGATTATCGCTGTAGGAATCACAGTTACCCATAGCCGGGCAAAGGCAAAGGCCAGGGAGATGATAGCTTCCGGCCAGGTAACAAAGGATATTATTAACGTGATGAGTGTCCTGTCATCTATTCCTAACGACCGCGAGGCTACTATGCTCTGGGATGATTTGGAGAGGTTAAAGAATGACAATAGCTAATACAAATAGCATTATACTGGCCTATCTCCTGACCTGTTCAACGATTACTGATATTGTCACCGCTGAGATATATTGCCCCAGGCTCCACGAAAGCCATAGTCTACCGGCTATCAGCTTCTTTGCCCGTGGCGGCGTTTCTACTCCTTATATCCCCGGCTTGGTAACGCCTTCTATTCAGTTTGATTGCTGGGCCAGCACTCCTATAGGTGCCCGGACATTATATCAGGCTTTGTACGATAACCTTCAGGGCATACAGAATCAGTCGGTTGCTGTAGGCAGCGATACTTACTATATAAGGTCAGTCATTGAAGAGGTACAAGGTCAGGATATGGTCGATACCGAGATACCTAACTACTTCAGAGTGCTAGCCTTTTTCAGTGTGATGATTCAGGCAGAATAGGGGGGAAATATATGCCTAGAAAAAAGAAAGTTAAACCTATCAAGCTATCTACTACTGATATCGAAAGCCGATATCAAGCTCACTTAGACAAAGTAAAGGGAGGTAAATAATCATGGCAAACACTATCGCAAACGTACTAACAGGAGTGGCGACATTAGGGATTACGCAACCTAATAATGCTATCGCAGAATGGTCAACTGTTGAAGCAGAGGTAGGCACTTATTCGGTAAGGCTCTATAAGAGTGGTGTCGGGAGTGGTGTTAGCACTCATCTACAAGTTGACCCGCCGGCAGGGATAACAATGCAGAACTTTGAGGACCAAATTACTGCGGCTGCTGAGTATAGTTTCCGCTATTTTAATGGTCCATCCAGTGTTGAGACTGGAAACTATGTACAGTTTGAGTTTCTCTTTGAAGACCTTAATAGTGGAGGTTGGTGTGAGGTAACATGTGTGCCTCAACAGGGTCACGATGCCCTGGTTGCTTGGGCAACAACAACAATTGTTCATAACAGTGCTTATGTTGGCGTTGGTGGACGGGCTGAGGATGATTCCAGTTTCTTCGGATGGGGTACACCCGGATTAATACAAATTGATGACATCGTAAATACTATTAACAATGAGGCATCATTCGCTGTTGTTGATTGTGGTGACTGGGTGATGACAAGAGTTCGTTTAGAGCTTTATGAACCCACACCGGAGAGATATTCTTATATTGATGAAGTTGTAGTAAATACAACCCATTATTATATGGAACCAGGCGATGCTTCCCTGGTTGGTTTTGCTTTAAGCAGCCCATTCGTAGATGTTGGTTACACGGAAGATGGCGTGACTATGGAATATACCGCCGACACCGCAGACATTGAGGTTGAAGAAGAGACATTTCCGATTGATAGAGTTATTACTAAGGAAACGCTATCAGTTACTTGCAATATGGCTGAAAGTTCACTTACCAACATTGGTAACGCAATGGCTGGCAGTGTGTTGTCAGGGAACATTCTCACGCTAGGCGAGGGTGTTAATAAAACAATGAATCTCAAAATATCAGGGCTTAATCCAGCTGGATTTAAGCGTGAGATATATGTACCATTGGCAACATCCACAGGTGCAGTTGGTATGTCCTACAAGAAGGGTGAAAAGACCATTGTCCCGGTTACATTCCAAGCCTTGAAGGGTACTAGCCCAGCTTGCACGATAGTCGATAATACCGTATGAAGGAGATAATATGAAGGAGCGAACTGAAGAAGATAAAATAGTTCAAGCGGGGATTGATGTTATTCTAGGGGGCAAGACATATTCTATCCGCCCCCTAGTCATTCGAGATTCAAGAGAGTGGAGGAAGGAAGCTATCAAGTTAATAGCTCCTCTGCCAAAATTGGCTAGCGCAAAAATTGAGGATGCTGAAGAGTTTGGGCAAATATTAACTACTATGTTGGTTACTTCCCCCGACCAAGCTATTGACCTATTCTTTATGTACGCCAAAGATTTAGACCGTGACGTTATTGAGAATGAGGCTACAGATGACGAAATGGCCACAGCATTTAAGGCGGTGCTAGAAATAGCCTTCCCTTTAGCGACGATGGCCCCTGCAACACTAGAGCACATAACAAAGGGGGCTCAATAGCGTTAGTTTTCGAATTCGCTATGGCAGAGTGGCACGTTACACCAGACGATATAGTTAATAACTGGACTGAAGAGTTGCTAGACCTCATGTTAGCCAAGGCCGTTGACCGTAAGAACCGGGAAGTTGAGGCTTACAATAAGCCGCATACTCCAAAGGTATCAGATAAAATGCTCTTTTCTAAGGGTGGAAATCTAATTAAGGTGAAGAAGAAAGCCAACTAGGGGGGTAATATTAGCATTTCAATAGGTGATGCACTTCTAAAGTTAGGTGTAGATACAACCAACCTAAACAATGGCATGACCGGCCTTAAAAATAACATAATGAAGCACAACAAGGCTATAGGTTTGGGCATGACTGCTATGGGTGGCGCTATAATTGCCGTTGGTGTTAAGAGTGTCAAGGCCTATGCTAAGATGGGTGATGAAGTCCAGAAGATGGCTCTACGCACCGGCTTTTCTACTGAGTCCCTGTCTGAATGGCGGCATATGGCTGAACTTGGGGGGACTACACTTGGTGTTGTGGAGAAGGCTATCGAGCGTATGGGTTCAACTTTAGAAGATCTGAAGGATGGGCTTAGCACCACGGTGATTGCCTTTGAAAAATTAAATATTAAGGTTGAAGACCTTGAGGGTTTAAGCCCTGAAGAAGTCTTTGAGGTTCTAACGCAAGCAGTAGCAGCTGTGGAAGACCCGTTAAAAAGGGCAGCCTTAGCTAAAGATATTTTCGGAAAGTCGGGAACTGATTTATTACCCATTCTTGACGCTGGCACAGAAGCAATGGCAGCCCAAAGACAAGAGGCCCACGAACTAGGTATTGTTTTCGACCAGGAAGCCGCAGACAAAGCGGCCTTATTTAATGACAATATGGATAGGCTGGGCAAGTCCTTTGAAGGTGTAAAATATATCATCGCTGATGCTTTAATCCCTACCCTCACCGACTTAGCCGATGATATTACTGAGATAGTTTCGGGCGTTAGGGAATGGATGGATGCCCACCCTGGCCTAACTCAAGCTCTAATGGTAATAGTTGGCGGCTTTGGTGCTCTTATGGCCTTACTAGGACCTATGCTTATCATATTACCACAATTAATAGCTGGCATAAAATTGGTTGCCGGAGCTCAATGGTTATGGAATATAGCCATGATGGCTAATCCCATAGGGTTGATAATCGCGGCAGTTGTGGCTTTAATAGCGATTATCGTTTTCTTAGTTGCTAACATGAAAAGTGTAGAACTAGCCTTTGAGGGCGCATGGAATAAGATTGGAACCATCTTTGATAATATTGCTAATGCTGCTAGTAGTGCGTTTTCAGCCGTCAGTAATGCTATTAAAAGCGCGCTTGACAGGGTAATGCAGATGTGGGAGTGGCTTGAGAAATTATGGCTGAGTGTTCAGCGCTTTCTCGGCATATCACCTGGTAGGCGTGCCGGTGGGGAGCCAACACAGCTTGCATGGTCTGAAGCTGAAGGCTATCACGAGATGACAGAGGCCGAGATAGCCCAATCTGAATCCGATTTCCCGACTGCGCAATACGGTGCAATAATTAAAAAGCCCACTATGCTAAGAGTAGGTGAATTAGCTCCCAGCGAAAAGGAAGCCGTTATTCCCCTTAACAAGCGTGTCCTTGCTGACTTAGGATTAGGCGGAGGCGGTGGTTATAAAACAGCCAATATTTCCTTAAACATAGACGGTGTAACGTTTGCCCGAATCATAGGCGCTCCGCTAGTCGATGAATTAAGATTGAGGACTGGCTTGCAAATATGACCACCAAGATATCAACGGTTAAAGTAATACCCATAAAAGGTTCTTTAACTATAGAAACTAGAATAGAAGAGCGTAGTATAGCCTCTTTTATTGTTAATGATGAAGACGGCAGCGCTCATTACGTCAGGGGTGAGACAGTTGTCATAACCGATGCCGACGCCACTAATGTATTTGGCGGCATGATAGAAGACACCGAAGAGATATACAAGGCCCCTGCGGGCGGGCTATTACATAAAGTCCGATGTGTTGACTGGCACAAACTGGCCGATAAGAGGATAGTTGCCGAGTCTTACGAAGATAAAACGGTAGCTTTTATTGTTAAGGACTTAATCACTAAATACCTGGCAGATGACAGCATCACAGAGGGAACAATCCAAACTGGCCCGACCATTCTTGAGGCCGTCTTTAATTACGTTTCTTTAACTTCCGTGCTAAATAGCTTGGCAAAGGAAGCTGGTTTTATATGGCAAATCAATGTTGATAAGTCTCTTGACTTCCAGGTTAGGACCACTACAGCGGCCCCTAGTGCTATTGATGATGACACCGAGATACTACAGAAGACATCGGGCCTAAAGACTAGCAGCCCTAAATACAGGAATAGACAATATTTGCGTGGTGGCCGTGGCCTGACTTCCGAGCAGACAGAGACGCACACCGGCGACGGCAGCGTTAAATCATTTAATGTGGGCTACCCCATAGCTAAAGTGCCGACTATTACAGTTAATGCCGTCGGAAAAACGGTAGGTATTAAAGGCATTGATACTGCTAAGGACTTCTACTGGAATAAGGGCGATGCCGTGGTTACCGCGGCCGTGGCCCCTGGAAACGCCTTAGCTGTTGTCATCACCTATTATGGCGAGTTTGATATCATAGTCCTGGTCACAGACGAGGACGCTATAGACGTCAGGTCGGCAGTAGAAGGCGGCACTGGCTTTTATGATAATGTAGTTGACAGACCGGACATTACAGACCAGGAAGTTGCCTTTGACTCAGGCGATGCTCTACTGGCCGAATATACAATAGAGGGCAGGCGCTTTAAGATGACATTGCGTGATGCCGGTTTCCTTCCCGGCCAATTATTAACGGTCACCAATAGCCGTTACAACCTAAGCGGCACGGAAATGCTTATTGATACCGTTACAATCAGGAATGACCGCGGCGAGTGGCAGTATGATATTACTGCCATCGAAGGCCCATCAATGGGAAGCTGGAGTAAATTCTTTGCCGAGCTTGCTAGCCAGGCTGACCGCATGGTTGGCCGTTTAAGCCTGGGAGATGACCAGGTATTGATAATTTTACTCAACAAAGCGGAGACGTGGGGCTGGGATGAATCAATCGCCTACACCGTTCACGCTTGCCCGGTACCTTCAGCGACATTATATCCAAGCGAGAGTTTGCTGCCTTGTTGACCATCAAGCCATCATCTCGCCTATGGGAGTTTAATTTATTTGCCATCTCTACAATCTTTATAGCTACCTCATATTTACGGTCTAAATAAAGGCTACTGCCTCCATAAAGAAGACGGATTATATCTGATACTTGCCGCAATCCACCATGGCGGAGGCGGTAGACTATATCGGTGTTAGGAGATTTGATGGGTTGGTTATAATTTGCATTGATTGATTTTGCTAACCAATCCGAGAAGTCTTTTAAAAATTTAAAGGGACCGACAACCTCAAGTTCAGCATTAAGCCATCGTCTTAATGAATATAAGCTGATTGAACCATCGCCATCAACAAAACCCCGATACATATGGCGCATCATATCGGATGGCAAGACGGGAGTTGCTTCTAACCCAGTCTTTCGAGGGATTACACCATAACGGGCTAAGGCTGTTGCCAGTGGTATTGACACTATCGATATTATGGCATATTGCTTCCCAGCACCATAGCCTCCCGGGGACTGCTTGCCATATTTTATGTGATGATTACTGGCAAGGTCTTGGCGGAATTTAGCTAAGTGGGGTGCATCCGCTCTTTGTAAGTTAATTTGAAGACTATTTCTGTCAGTTATACAACCATCAGCAAGTAGAAAGCCAATCCAGTAAGCCCGATGCTCATCTATTGGCTCATCAAAATAAGCATGATTACAACTATAGGTGCGATGTAATTCAGGCGAATTTATCCTGCGGGGGATATTCCGGGTAATGAGTAAAGACCGAATGGCCGCTTTTGTAACACCATAAACTTGTGCTAGTTCAACTGTACTCTCACCAGCACGATACCTCTCGCATATTGTTTGCCGCTGACTATCGGTTAATGTAAAAGGTTTATTCATTTATCCCTCTATCCTAAATTGATACATAAATTATAACAGTAGGATAGAAAGAAGTCAAGTAGGAGTATGTATGAAATTCATGGAGAGCAAAACAGGCTGGAAGATAATAACCAATATTAAGATTACGGCCTATGACCTTGACGGCAATATTAAAGATGTTACCAAGTTTCATAACCTTATTATGACAGTAGGCAAGAATATGTTTAGAGATATCCTGGGCGGTGACGTCGCAGACGGTGAGATTAAGTATCTGGCCTATGGTGATGATAATACCGCCGTGGCAGTAGCTCAGACCACGCTAGTCAATGAAGTAGCCCGGAAGGCCAAGACTTCGGACACGGTTACCACCGATGCGGTATGCGTGACCACAAGCTACATTTTACCTACTGAATGGGTAGACCAGATAGAAGAGCTTGGCTGGTTTGCCGGAGTTGCGGCTACAGCCGCAGCCGATTCGGGCATTATGATTGCCCGGGTGCTCTACTCAAGGAATAAGACTAACCTTGAGTCGCTTTACATAGTTAGAACTGATACGATAAGCGAGGTTTAATATGGCATACGCTAAGACAACTTGGGTTGCCGGTGTGGCTCCTGGAATAAGCGCGGCGAATCTTAACAATCTCGAGACTCAATACGAAAGTGCTGAAGCTGATTTTGGTGTTCAATCAGGGTTTATAGGCATATGGCATGGTACTATAGCAAACATTCCTGCAGGTTATGTTATATGCGATGGTAATAATAGCACTCCTAATTTATTGACCAAATTCCTTCAAGGCGTAGCTACCGCTGCGACCGATCCTGGTGCTACGGGTGGCGCAGCCACCCATACTTTAAGTGTAGCTGAACTAGCAGCTCATACCCATGATATCCCTATCTACGAAAATAGGATGGGGACCGATGGCGGAGGGGATATAGTCTATCCGCCGCCGGGCAATGATAGTACTGAACCTACATTAAGCGCTGGTAGCGACAGCGCCCATGAGAACGAGCCGACGTTTTACGATGTAGCTTTCATTATGAAAACTTAAGGAGGCAGAGCATGATTATTAAATGCTATCGATGCAATAAAGGTATAGATTCACCAAATGATAGAAACGCTGATTATGTCATAGCTTCAGACACAATTATAAATGAACTTACAGACATAATAGTTGCACTCAAGCATAATGCTACTACCTTATCTAAGAAAGCCAAGATGATGGAGATTGAAACCCATATAGAGGATGGCATGGAGAAGCAACGTAAGAAATACCCCGATCTCATTATTTCAGAATCAGAATATGATGAGGAGGAACTTCAAAATATAGGGGATAGTGGTAACATAAACGATTTGGTGAAGGTAAAGGAAGTAAAAAAGCTAAAGGATATTCAGAAAACAGGCATCGTTTGCCCCGGTTGTTATAAGCCGACAGATACGGTAATTTGGGGAATACACAAGAAACTGGAGGCCAAACGTGTGCTTTAGGGATTGACATGGGTTATAAAACGAAACCACAAGACGTAGTTAGATGGGCTTTACACCTGCCTATTGGTGGCATTATAGGCTATACCATAATGAGGATAGACCCTGTTTTAGGTGTTATGATAGCAATTTACTTCTTGGCCTATGAGATAATGGAAGATTGGAGAGTTGCTGACCGTAGCTTTATCGACGTATTCGGTAGCTTAATAGCAATGATAGCCGTAGCCTTTATATTACATATCTGGGGGTAAAATGGATAATTTGATAAGAGGTGTTTCAAAGTGAAAGCAGTAGAGCGTGATGAACAGATTATCAGGTTGGATTACTTGACTAACTACTAATGTTTTGTTATAATATATGTATGGTGAAGATAGGTGATGTTAGGCAAGGTAAAGAGCTTGGATACCACGATACCGCCAAATGGATATGGCAAGCTTGCCTTAATTGCGGTAAGGAGCGATGGGTTCAAATTCGGCAAGGTAAGCCTAAATATATTCTCTGTCGTAAATGTGCTTGTATAAAGCAAGGACAAGCCCATTTGAGGGAAAAAGCTCCCATATGGAAGGGGGGTAGATTTAAGCGACACGGCTATTGGATGATAAGGTTATATCCAAGCGATTTCTTTTATCTGATGGCTAGCAAGGATAGATATGTAAGAGAACATCGCCTTGTGATGGCAAAATACCTTAATCGCTGTTTGTTATCTTGGGAGGTGGTTCATCATATAAATGGAATAAGGGATGATAACCGAATTGAAAACCTAGAATTATTGCCAACTCTTAAGGCTCATCTCCCTGATACCGTAATGAAGGGATACATTAAACAGTTAGAAAAACGCATTGAAGCACTAGAAGCAGAAGTTATATCCCTAAGAGGAAATTGAAATAAAGGCAGAAACTTATAATGGACAAAGAAGAAAGAGACCAACTTTTAGCTAGGCTTGACGAGAGGACTCATAATATCTGGAGAGTAACAGAGAAGCAAGAGGGTAATATTAGAGAGCTGAACGGCCACGTAAGAGAGAACACTTCCCGAAGTGTAAGCAACAAGGTCTGGATAAGGATAATCACCAGTGTCGGCGGAGCTGCTTTGCTATTTGTATTAACCTGCCTGATCGGGATTATAAAACTGGGGTGAATTATGGAATATAAAAGTAGTAAGAACTGCTCAATGTAAACTAAGGTGTGACTTTTGTAAACAAGTTATTAAACATGGATACAAGTATGTATTCATCCAGGAGAAACTAGGTGTGCGCTCTATTAGGTTGAAGAGAGCCTGCCTAGTGTGCGCTGAGAGGCCACCAGATAATAATCTGACAGAGTAATAGAATAAGGTAATGGTTTCGATGGGGGAGAGTTCTATAGGGTAAGTCCTGTAGGGTTCTCCCCCTGTTTTTTTTATTTGTAACCACTTGACAATATTGTCAAGGTATGCTAAAGTTCTCATATGAGCGTGAGAACAGGTATTTGCAAAATATGTGGGGTGGAGCTTATAAGTGGAACTCGAGGGGCTGTTGGTAGGGTATGCCTAAAATGCAGGCAAAGGGATTATCGCGAGCGATACAAAGGACGCTATTATACATCTCATCCTCGAGTGCGAAACATGGAAAAAGGTAAAAATTATATTCTTCCAATGCTTATAAAAGCTGGTTATACTTGTGAATTGTGTGGTTCCTCTGATAGTCTTTGCGTTCACCACAAAGACGGCATGGGTATTACCACTCCATCAAGGATGAGGAATAATAAACTTAGCAATTTGCAGGTGCTATGTGCAGTTTGTCACGGCCATATCCATAATGAAGGGAAAAACCGCAATTTTATAAAAATGATGAGGGATGATAATAATATGACCTTTCAATCTATTGCTAATCAATTACACATATCTAGGCAAAGAGTTCACCAAATATATAAAAAACTATCCCGACCTATTGACAAAGGTTAGTTTCTGTTATATAATGTTAAGGGAGGTAGGGAAATGGATACAACAGAACAATATATAAAGATGTGCGAGAAGGCAGAGGAGATACAGTTACTTAGACGTGAGGAAAGGCATAAAGATACAGGTAAGTGGCAGGAGGGGGATTTCTGGCGGACGGTATTTAGGTTTGATAAAGGGGCATATGTGGTTTCTCGCCCTAGTGATGCTTGGGCAGATGAACCTTTTTATCTGCATCACCCTCCTGAAAGTATCTGGCTTCCCCGACAAGACCAGCTACAGGAGATGGCGAGTGCTACAAATTTACAAGACTTATTTGAGTTGTTTCTTAATTTCTATAGCGAGTATAAAGACCACCCAAACCTTGACGAAGATGGTGGTTATTGGGAGATGTTTGAATATGGTAAACATTTTACCTCAATGGAGCAACTATGGCTGGCCTTTGTAATGAGCGTGAAATACGGAAAGATATGGGACGGAGAGAAATGGCAAACAGAAAGAAGACAGAACGAAACAACGGTATTATAAGGCTCTATGAAAAGGGCTATCGCTATCAGTCAATCGCTAACATCTATCACATGAAGGTTGGAGCCGTCAACATGGTGATAGCAAGGCACCGAGAGCGCGTAGCCTCAAAAAGGGGGGCGTAAATGTCTAGCTGGGAAGATACTGTAATGAAAGTGCCTGCTATTAGAGAGTACTTCAAAAACTACCCAGGGATAAAAAATAAAGATGACCTTAATAAGATGTTCAATTCATTGGCAGAAGCCCAAGCTGAAATCTCTTTTAAGGCAGGGTATAAAGAGGCTGTATTACAAACCAAATATCTTAACGAAGGTGTGCTGAAAGATGCTAAGAAGGCAGGGATAAAGGAAGTGGTGGAGTTTATAGATGATTTAATCATTGGGATTGATGGCTGCAAGTTTGAGGAACGATTGGATGGTGATAAAGGTTGTATTTTATTAGATATGAATGAGAACCAGTGGCAAGCCAAACTCAAGGAATGGGATATCGAGGAAATAAAATAAAGCAAGGGGGTGTAACTTGGCAACTTATAACTTAACTGGCAAATGTAAACATGGAGTATTTCAACTAGAGAAAGGATGCCCGGAGTGTATTAAGGAGCGACGGGAGACACAAGATAAACCGATAACAGATGGCTTAGCCGGTGCAGCTCAAGCGGCAGGGGCGAAGATAACCGTGGTAAATATCTATCCAACGACGGTATTAGAACAGAGCGAAGAATTAAAAGGAGGAGAAAGATGGAAGTAGAGAAGTCAGTCAGGTACAGAGTTAACACAACGATTTCAGTCAAGGGTATTGAGACATGGGACTGCACAGTTGATATGACAGGGTTTACAAGAGATGAAGTCCTAAAGGAAAGCGATGAATTGGTGGATGAACTAAGGAAGCGTTACCTAGTGCCGAAAGTGGAGGAGAAGAAGTGAACGAAAAAATCACTACTGAAATGAGGGCAAAATTGCGTGAACCCCTGCCCGGTGAAGCGGTATCACCTCATCCAACAAAGCCTTATCTGTCAACTATAAAGTCAATCTATGTGGCAGAGAGAATCAATGACGTATTTGGTATCGGGTCATGGACTCTAAAAGGGGAGCCGGTAGAGATGATGGAAAAAGATATCATCATGAGGGTTGTTATGGAGATACCGGAGTACGGGTTTTACGGTGAGGCTTATGGTGGTAATGATAACCAGGACAGGGGAGACGCTTTCAAGGGTGCTGTTACAGACGGATTCACCAAGATATCAGCTCAACAATTAGAGATTGGTATGGATGTTTTCAAGGGCTTACACGGTAATAGTAAACCGAAAGAGGCTAAACCGCTAACGCAAGAAGCGCCCATTGAAAAGTCTCACCACTGGTGTAAAGAACATAATACAGCTTTCTTTATGAGAGGCAAGATGAAAGCCTACGCCCATCCGATAGGTGATACTGGCGAATGGTGTCACGAGCACAAAGATAAGCCTGTGGAGAACAAGCACAAGCCTGAAAAGGCGTCAGAGGATATCCCCACTAGCAAGATACTTGAGCCGGCGCCTGGTGCACTAGAGGCCGTTCTAGAAGCAACCCAACAAGATACCAGTGAAAGCGGCTTGAAGGACGTCCCTGCTACCATTAAAGAGCTCATGGAATGGATAGCCCGTCATGGTAAATCTTACAACCTAACTTGGGTAGTCAATTCTCTGAAGATATCCGAGCAACGGCTAAAGAAAGAACCGGCTAAGTGCTATGAAGAGATTAAAGAACTGGCCGGATGGGATAAATAAAAACTGAATAGCTTGCTGGTGTGGTGAAGCAGTAATGCCTACCCTTAAATGTACCGTTAAAGTCGATGTATCAGCCAGTAAGCATTGTGGGGTGAATACCCATAGTGGGGAAAGCCCCACAGAGTAAGGAGGTTGAGGAATGACAGAGGAAGAAGCGAGAGAACTGGCAGAGGCTCACTGGTTATGGCTGGAATCGCTTTTGCACAAGTTATATGTTGATGCTATGGCCCACGGAATAAAACATGGTCAGGAGGCCGCCAATGTGATGGAGGTTGAGGAATGACTGTTATAAAAATGAAAAGGTCTGACGCTCTAGCATGGGTTAAAAGGGCTATCGAGAATGAGAAGTATAGTACAGCTACGAAAATACTTAATGACCTAATAGAGCAGGAGAAGAAGGTAGAAGACTTGGAGGCCACCAATGATTGAGGATGTGAAGAAGCCAAAGCCTTATGATAGTGGATTGCTGACACCTTCAGAGCTAATTGACAAGACAGCCTATCAATTAGGGTGTGATAAAGGGAGGGAAGATGAGCAAAGACTTGTTTGATTTCCCATGCAGTTATACATTCAGGCGTTACGAGGCCGAGGTTAACGGTGAAGACTTACCTCCTATAATAGTTAAACAACCTCAAGTAACACCAGAGCCAGAGCCTACTCAATGGAGATATGACTTTGACAGACTAAGAGCTGAACTTACCAACAGTAGAAAGAATAATGCTAAGGCTTTATTAGAAATTGATAAGTTAAATGCTATCATTAAAGGTAAGCGTAAGTATAAAGAGTATGAGTTATAAAATATATATTATATATAGGGCTTTGACGCTGAGACTGGTAGCGTCAATCCCGTCAATCCTTAGTCTCAGCCAGCGTCAATCAACGTCTTTACCGTCAATCCCGTCAACAGCGTCAAAGGAGGTTGGATGTATTTAAGTGATAAGTTAAAAGAGTTTCTACTTGCCTGCCAAGGGAAGGAGGTTAGCCTTAAATATTTAAGGGAAGAGCTACGCCTTGAACACGGTACTCCTGCATGGGATGGTATCCGGCAACAGATGATAAACCTAGCAAAAGAAAAGGTAGTTAAACCTTCTGGCCGTAATGATGGAGTTTACAAGGTTATTACTCAGGTAAAGCCAGTGCGTGTGTTCCATCCTGATAGAAAGCGCAGACCACCTTTCGACTTGATATTCCCCAGGAACTTTGACACAGGAATGGAGATGGACTTTGCTGAGGATGTTATCATACGAGAGGGTGATTTAGTTTTGCTTTCAGGGGTAAAGAACAAATCTAAGACTTTACAGGCCATGAGTTTTTGCGGGGAAAATGTAGATCGCTCACCTGTTTTAATGGGTAATGAGTATACTACGTTAGATGACCCCCCTAAGCCATCGTCAAGATTTTATAACCGTATGTGTGATATGGATTGGATAGAATGGGTAGACAGTAATGGGTATGATAAGTTTGAGCTTTTACCTGTGAGGGGTGATTATGCCGAGCATATTGTAAAGGACAGGATAAATATAATAGACTGGATTAACATAGATGCCAACCAACTATTTACTATCAGTAAGGTCTTAGAGGATATTAAAAAAGAACTAGGGAGCGGTATCGCTATTGTAGCCCTTCAGAAAGGAGAGGGTGCGGGGGCAGGGAGAGGCGGTCAATTTACTAAAGACTTTACTGACTGTGAGTTATTGTTGGATGGCTTCGGTAAAAATGACAAAGATATATTACTAACAGTGGGTGAAGTAAAAGAATCAAATCGCAGGGTAAATGGAAGAACCTTTACTTACACTGTGGATAATATGGGCGTAAAGATATTAAACTTTAGAGAGGTTGTTAAATGCTCATCATGTCGAGGCCAGGGCTTTACAAAGGGTGGTGAGTGCGATGAATGTTTTGGTACAAAGTATGTTGATAAGTAGAGGTTATTAGAGGAACTATGAAACCAAAGCAGATAGAGAAGATAATCCAAGACCTTAAAGATTATAAGAAGCGTAAAGGTTACTTAACTTGGGGCTGGGAATCTGCGTTAAAAGTATATCTTAGTGGGGTGTATAAGAATGAAAATTCCAAAACCAAGCAAGCCTAAGAAGATTAGTGACGAGGTATTAGACGGGTTAGTGAGAACCTATGTTCGCTTAATATCAGGCGGTTACTGTAAGCGGTGCAAGAGGTATGTAGGTGGAGAGATACAAACGTGCCATCTGTACCGGCGCAGAAGAAAGACAGTGCGTTGGGATTTGAGGAACGTACATCCTCTTTGTCCTGAGTGTCACCAGTTAATAGATAATGACCATATTTTAATAGTGACCTTTATGTATGAAGCTCTAACACTGGATGAGATTGTAGACTTACAGATATTAGCTAACTCAACCATAAAGGAACGCCCTATAGACCGTGAGGCCATCAAGATAGAGTTGAAAGAGAAGATAAAATTATTGGAGGGGAAATGAAGATTGAGACGGTTACGTTTGAGTATGAACATTGCGGAGAGTGTACTAATTGTGGCTGGGTGTTTAGTGAGGGTAAACATTACTGTGAGAAAAAAGGTCGGATATTAAAAGAAATATGGGGCGTACCTATCCCTAAGTGGTGTCCGTTACCTGATAAGAAGGAGGAAACTGTGAAAGAAATAATAAGATTTAGGGGAAAACTGCTTGAGGAACTCTCTAAAGATGAATTAATAGAAGCTATAACTCTAATGGGGAGGTATTATGAAGAGAGGTTAGCTGATAAAGATAGGGTAATAGCTTTAAAAGAATCTATGATAAGAAGGAGTTAGAAAATGATACCGACTAAAGAACAGATACAATGGTTTTGGGAACAGTGTGGATTTACATGGTGGGAAACTGCCGAGGCTTGGTGTTTTGGTAAAGAAGAGGTATCAAGAGACTTACCCCCAATAGACCTCAACAACCTATTCAAGTATGCTGTGCCGAAGTTAGAGTACTGGTTAGTATCACAGGAGAAAAACCAACGAGTTGGTGCTGTAGCTCAATACTCAGGCGTTAGTTCGGGATTGATATTTGACAAAGACCTTGCTCAAGCTCTATATCAGGCTTGTTACAAGGCGTTTGGAGGTAAGGAATGAACTGGTGGCTTGAGTTAGTAATCTGTATGATATGTTGTTTCATGTTCTGTGAGACTATGCACTGTCTAACTCACTGGCTGAAAGATAAATGGAGGAAGAGATGAATGACAAAGAGAAGTTGGAGAAGGTGAGGGAATGAACAAGCCTGTATACTGGTTGGACGATGCCGATTACAAGAAGGCTTTAGGACAACTGAGGATGAATGTCTCAGGAGCTATTAGTGACTGGATAGGGGATGTTCACTATGGATACAAGGACAGCATCCATCTAGTTACCGAAAACATTGTTAGCTTATGCGAGGACTTTAGCCTGCGTGTTCGCGGTGTAGATAAACCGATAAGTTATGAAAGAGTAAAGAATAAGGGTCGCAAAAAGGTTAAGAAGGAGGTTGAGGAATGAACTGGAACATCCATGCTAAGTATAGGTTTCCTGGCCCGATATTCTACCACACTGATACGGAGCTACTTGAGCAAAACTATCCCTATTACAGAGTCGTTGGAAGTGGTCATGTGGAATCTCGTGTAAATGGTGTTGGAACTTGCTTTGCACGAGTTCATATTATTGAATTTGGACAGTGCGGAAAACATAGCCTTGAGTTAATAAGACATTTTGTAGGTATAAAAGCAGAAACAAGAAAGGCTATGGCATGGTGCGAATACATAATGAAATACCCTCCAAGGTATTTTTCAGATAGTTGGGACTCAAGCACAGAAACACTTAATGGTGAGTGCAAAGAACAAATGAGATTAGCTAAGTTAGAGGCAACCAATGAGCATTGAGAACCCAGAAAAACTTGACAAACCCTACATATTGTGGTATGGTAAAAATTAATGGCGGATAATGTGTTAAGGTGCAAGGAATGTGGGAGAATGTTGCATACTTTTACTGGTGATGGTTGGCCTAAACTTCCCAGTCTTTGCAAAAGCTGTGCGGCGAAGGGAAGTCGCAATGGGCGCTGGTGTGGTGGGTGTTCTCACCCAGGGGTTGGTTATGTGGGAGTCTTACTCCACCAAGATGACTTTTTCTACCCAATGGCACGTAAGAATGGTTATGTTCTGGAACATCGCCTCGTAATGGCCAAACATTTGGGTAGGTGTCTCTGGCCGTGGGAAATTGTTCACCATAAGAATGGTAATAAGGGCGATAATCAGTTGGGAAACCTGGAAATGGTTACTCACAGTGAGCATTTGAGGACGCATACTAGTGGTTATCGTGCTGGTTATAAAAAGGGCTATAATGATGGGCAAAGAAGAGCTGGCAAGTAAAACACAAGGAAAATGTTGATATGCAGGTGTGAAAATGAGTGAAGGTTATTCTACCAATACAATTTATCTGGTTACTATCGAACTATGTAAGTTTACAAGAAGGGAGATTACCGGAGCCGTTTGATGATGATGTTAGTGAAGAGGTGTTTACAGGAAGCCGGAAAGGTAGGCGAGCCACCTTTGAGATGCCTGTCATATACAAGTGCGATATTGACAGGGCAATACAAAGTCTCAGGCCGACAGAGAGGTTAATAATAATAGCGGTAACTATATTTAGCCACGACTACAAAGACGTAGCGTTCTGGATAAGTAAGACAGTTAAGGAGGTACGGTATATGGAAGAGAGGGCGTTGGAACACATGAGATATTTCTTGGGAGGTAAGAAATGAGAGAGATTAAGTTTAGAGCGTGGGATAGTGCAACTAAGAAGATGTGGTATGAGGGATTCGAGATAAGTTGTGAGGGTAAGATTGCTCACACTTATGGTATTTATTCTCCTCATTTAGAACTCATGCAATACACAGGCCTCAAGGACAAGAACGGCAAGGAGATATATGAGGGGGATATATTAAGGGTAACTAAAGTTAATCCTGTTATTTACGATGTAGTTTGGCGCGAAGATTTAGGCAAGTTTTGTTTGCATGAGAATTACGAAGGTTGTGAGAGTTGGCTATCACCATTTGCTAGGGTAAAATTATATAAAGTCATCGGCAACATCTATGAGAACCTTGAGTTAAAGGACTAAAACTTGACAAGTAAAGAGGTAAGAGTATGAGCCACAGGCAAGTTTGGGTAAAGTGTCCTCATTGTGAGGAGTATAGATGGCAGCGAGAAGACCACTATCTTCAGTCAGAGATAAAAGGACTATGCCGTA